GCAAGGTAAGTTTAAATTATTTATCGAATAGTGATATAATAAACAAAATCACATAAGGCTTTGATAATGTCACTACACAAAACAGATTCAAATTATTTAGAGCAAGAAGAGTTGCGCCAACAAACACGCGCGGCTATTGCTGGTAAATATGAAGTATTAAAAATAATCAGTTGCTTACCAGGGCCGCAATATAAAACATTTCCTACATTTAGCGGTATGAGCCCAGAAGCATCAGCACAAGCACAGCGCTGTAATCAACAAAACTCTTTACGTGTTAATTCGTATTGGTCGCGTGGTCGCTGGTTTCCTGCCACTGGCAGAACTTATGAAACACTTGGTGGTATGATTTGGAGCAAAGAACCTGAGTCAGATATACAACCTAAGTTAGAGTATTTGATTGATAATGCTGACGGTACAGGTTGCGGCTTGCGTGAAGTGGCACAAAAGACAGTTGATGAAGTTATTGCCGTTGCTCGTTACGGTATTCTTATCGATATGCCAGCAGCTCCAGTTGATGATAATGGTAACAATGTTAAGTTAACAAGAGCGCAAAACGAAGACCCTAAGTTTCTACCTAAGTGGATTCAATACAAAGCTGAAAGTATTATTTATTTCCGTACATCTGGAAACGCAACGTCTATTGATGAAATACGATTAACTGAAGTTAGAAGCGAAAAAGTTTCAGGAAATGATTTCGAGTATGAAGATAAGGTATATATTCGTCGATTAATTATGATTGACGGCAAATACAACAACCAGTTATGGGATGATAAAAACAAAATGGTTGGTGTTAGTGTTATTCCTGTTGCTAACGGTGAGGCATTAACTGAGATACCCTTTCAATTCTTCGGTGCTGATGACAATAGCGCTGAATACTCTAAGCTACCTTTGTATGACTTAGCTAATGAAAACTTAGGTCACTTTGTTTTAGATTGTGATAACCGCGATAACTTGCATTATCATGGTCAGGGTATGACCAATGTGTTTGTTGAGAATGGCGAAGATTTCGCAGAGGCTAACCCGAACGGCTTGGATGTTGGTGCAAAAGGCAAAAACCAATTCGGTGCTAATGACCGTGTTGAAATAGTTCAAATTGAAGCTACTGGCGCTATCCCTTCTGAAATGCTTCGTGATGAAGATAGAATGGTAATGTCTGGCGCTCAATTAGTAACTGACAATAACGCCAATGAAACTTTAGGCGCTAAACGTATCGATGCTAACGCTTCTATGTCGTCATTAAAAAGAATCTCATTTAATATAACTGATGGATTCAAGCAACTGTTTACCTGGACAGCTCAATTTTTAGGTGAAGAAAGCGTATCAATGTATAAACTAAACTCTGATTTTATCACTGATGATTTAACACCTGAAATGATTAACGCTCACATGGCATTAGTTCAAGGTAATATTTTACCGGCTATAACATTGAATGAAGTGGCCCGCAAAGCTGAGTTAACCGATTTAGACGACGAAGCAATTGCACAGGCATTGAGTGACCAAGATTTACTAACGAATGGCACCAGTGAAGAGCAAGCAAGTATACAGGCTCAATTAGATGCAGCACTTGAAGAATTGGCAGCATTAAAGGCTAGTGAATAATGCCTGTTGAAATACTAACTACTATATATTCTCAGCATACAATTCATTTGCAAAGGGTTGGTGCTACTGAGGGATTAAAAGTAATTCCTTTTTTGGAGGCTATTGAAAACGATGTTGTATCTATATTGAATAAGTATCGTAAACGCAGAGTAACACCAGCGCTACAAGAGCTTATACAAAAGCAGATTAACGAGGCTACACGCAAGCACTTACAAGATTATACCTCACAGCTTAAAGTTGAAAATAGGGCTGTAGGTGCATTCGAGGCAGAGTTTGCAGCAACCACATTAAACGGAGTAGTAGACAATAAAGACTTTAATGCGACAATTCCTAATGCGGCTGCTGTTAATAGCGTTGCCACTATCACTCCTGTTAAACTTGGTGCTAATAGCTTCACTGCTTACTCCACCATGATGAAAAATTACTGGGAGAAGTGGACTGATGAGATAGACGGTATTGTCATGGCAGGATTTCAGGAAGGCGCAACAATACCAGAAATAACTAACGCCATCACAGCACAAATGGATTTATCTAAATCAGGCACAACTAAAAGCGTATTAGATAGAGCTAGACGTTCAGCTAAGCAATTAGCTATAACTGGTACCAATCATTATGCAAATACAGCACGTATAGCGTTCGTTGATAAGAATGATGATATACTTAAAGGCTATCGGTTCTTAGCGGTTAATGACTCCCGAACATCTAGAACGTGTGCAAGATTAGACCAAACGGTTTACCCGGCTAACTCAAATAAGTTGAGTAGTGTTACACCGCCATTGCATCCTAATTGCAGAAGCGCGTTAACGTATGAAGTAGATGATAGGTTTAAGTTAGATACTAAAGATACTAATAAGGCATCATCATTTAATGTAGATGGTAAACGTGACCCTAAGCCGGTCGATAGCGATTCTATTTATTATGAGAATCTTAAAAAGCTATCAGCACGTGACCAAGATGCGGCTATTGGCCCGTCATTAGGTAAAGCATTACGCAAAATGAGTCCATCAGAATTCGCTAAGCAAACGGGCGATAGTATGAACAACGCTTTAACTATAAAACAGATGAAGCAAAGAGATAATGAGCTAGGCAGAATTTTAAGAGCACAGCAAAAGAATTAACTAAACGGTACTGAGTACCACAACTATGATCCTTGGGGGATTACAAAATGGTAGATTTAACAGGCATTGAAGGACTAAACGAAGAACAGTCGGCTAAACTAAAGGCTTTATTCGATACTGAAATTGGCGGTTTAAAAAACAAGGTCGATGAACTTATTGGAGAAAAGCGCAATGTGCAAGCCTCATCTACCGAAAAAGATCAGATTATCGACGATGCACGCAAGGCAGCAGCAAAGGCGCATGAAGAAACATTGATTGCATCTGGCAAGACTGATGAGCTTAAAGCATTCTACGAAGAGCAGTTAGCAACAACAACAGCAGAGTTAACCGCAACAGCTAAAACAGCTAAAGACGCGTTAACATCTCGTGACCGTGGTGACGTTATGGGTAAGGTTATGGGCTTAGTTCATGACGATCATAAATGGAATTCTGAAGCTATGTTGTCAAACATGCTAGAAATTGGTTATAATGACCAACAGCAACTAACCACACAGTTTAAACACAATGGTGAAGTTGTAGCAAACAACGTTGACGAATTCAAAAGCTGGGCTGGCGAACAAGACTCGTTTAAAAGAATTTTAAAAGGTGTTGATAGTAGCGGGGCTAGTACAACACAGTCACAAGGTAGTGCCTCAGTGACAAATAAACCATATAGTGAGATGAGCTTACAAGAGCAAGTCGCACACAATAAAACTGTAACACCTTTGAGGAATTAATCATGGCTTTATCAAATTTTCAAGTGTTTAACGATTTCGCGTATCGAGCATTTGCTGTAACGCTACAACAACAAGTACAATTGTTTAACGCTGCTTCACGCGGTGCAATTACAATGTCGACAGAAGCATTCGCAGGTGATCATAATCAAAAGGCAGCGTTTGAAAACCTTGCGTCTTTAATTGGTAATCGCGACCCAAGCTCAACAAGTGCAGCAGCTACACACGCACTAGCAGAGCTTTTACAAATCGATGTTAAGGTTGGTTATGGCTCGCCGAACATTGAGTTTACCAATACATCATTCGATTGGACAAGCCGTGATCCATCAGAAGCGGGTACATTATTTGGTAATGCGGTTGCTGAAGGTTCAATGGCTTACATGCTTAACAGCTTGTTACTATCTGCCGTTGCTGCTATTGATGACGCTGATCTAACTTTTGACGGGACAGCAACAATAGCTTCTTTACCTAATCTTAATTCAGGTGCCGCTTTATTTGGTGATCGTCAATCATCTATTGTTGCCTGGGTTATGCACAGTAAATCAATGAATGACATTTGGGGAACTGCACTAGCTAACGGCAACGACCTGTTTGAGTTCGGTACTGTTGCGATTGTATCAGACCCGTTTGGTCGTCCTTTAATTATGACTGATTCAACTGCCTTGCATTTTGATAATGGCGGCACAGAAAACTACCACCAATTAGGCTTAGTTTCTGGCGGTCTTGCAGCACAAGATCAGGGTGATATGCGAATCTATGAAGATTTAGATTTGAGCGAAACTAACGCTAAGCAAATAATGAAGGTCGAAGGCTCTTTCGGTGTTGGTGTTAAAGGTTATACTTTCAACGCTGCCGTTGTTCAACCTGATGACGCTGCATTAGCATTGATCACTAACTGGGGTCGTGTTGCTAACCTTGGTCACAAAGATTGTGCTGGCGTTGTTGTTACTACTTTATAGGTGATTTATGAAGGCTATTATTAAAGAATCTTTTAGTAAGGCTGAATTATCAAGTGGTGATTTACTGGTTACACCAAGAAGCTTTAGTTATATAAAATCATGGTGTGATTACGAGGTTAGCGGGATTAAGTATTATATTGATAAAGCCGTTAAGCTTGGAGCTAAAAAACCAAAGCCTAAAAAGAAGAAAGTAGACTAAATAAAAAGCACTCTTAAATGGGTGCTTTTTTATATCTGATAATAAGTTATAATACTTATAGAGTCTGAGGGGACTCTAGGCTAGCTAGCCACCCAATACAACCCCTCATATGCTCCCCTCGCATTATAATATCCCCTCACAACCGGACGTAGGGGGAAATTATGCGCCCAATGAATGAAATACTAGCCGACATAGTTTTAGCTGTAGGCGGCACAGTAACCAACCCAAATAACAGAAATCAACTTTTAGCCGATTGGCTACTTGCGCTTTAACGCGCCTTAACTACTCAGGAGAAATGGTATGAGTATACGTAATGATTTACTTGAAGATATATTAACGGCAACCGGTACAGGAGGAGTTCCTACAGATAACTTTGCAGGAGGGCTACTTGATTACAATGATTTAGCAACAGCCACGACGCCAATATCTCACACAGGCGGAGCAACAACACCTTTAACAAATGACGAGGCCGGAGCTTTTACCAATAAGTTATATCCACCCGTAGGTGTTACCGATGTATGGGATGCAATAAACGATGAGTTCGACTGGTCTGATTTAAAGCTGGGAGATATGGTTGATATTAGATTAGATATTGTGGTGACTACATCTTCAGCCAACCAGGAAATAACAGTAGAGCTTGAGCTTGGTCAAGGTGGGTTTAGCTACCGAATACCATTTATACAATTATTCTATAAAACTTCAGGCGTTAAAAAGGTAGGTGCATTTATCGGCCTTTATATGGGTGATACAAATACCCTTGATAACAAAGGGCAGTTTATATTCACATCAGCTAATAACGCAGATATAAAAGTTAACGGTTGGTTTTGTAAGATAATTAGACGAGGATAATAACCAATAATAATAAAATATAGCC